GCCTAAGAAAATTTGTCACTTTCTCAAGCAAAATGCGTACACGAACATCTGTTAAGACGTCCGCACATGGTAGTAGCGTACTCCCGGACCCAACTTGGCCAGTGCCACCCACCTTTGAGGGTGAGCGCCTGGTTGGGCCCGAAAGAAAAATTTACGATTGCATTCTTGTTATCTTTGATCTCTTTGTAATTGCTGGCTTTGAGCCTTACCTCACAACGAAGACAGGTACCAAACTTTATAACATTCAGCCTACGATTGACCACTGGATCCTTTGCTATAGATCCTTCATTAAGAAGGACCCACGGAATTGGGTTAAGTTAGTCAAATATAAGTTAAATTCATATTTTGCTGTTTGGAACCATCAAGTACCTCCCGTCTGTCCTTTCACTCGCAGTGACAAGCCCTCCCAAATTCTTGGGGGAAGAGCTGGTCAGTGGGTGAAACTTCTCTTCCGTACTGATAAGACTACTTTTTATAGTCTTGTCTCATCAATATTATATTCTAAGAACGGAATGCCGAAGCCGGATGAGCCGGAAATTCTTCAGTTGGAGATTGAGGAAACTATTAAGACTCTAACCACGGAACCAGAAACTCAACCCATGGGCTTTATACCTATCCATACTCCTGCTGACCTTCCTTTTCCTGATCTGTCTGACTTTATTTTACGTCAAGACGAATATCCTTCCGAGAAATACATTAAGTATTCCCAGTTAAACATAGATTCATATTGGGTCTGTGATAGAACTCTCGAAGGAGAGATCCGGAGGACAGTTAGGGAGTTGTTTGAGAGTGAAGTCTATACTGTAGAAGACGACCAACGGGTCTACTTCCCTGCCACCAAGGCGAATGCCTTTGCTGGTATTGGGGAAGGAGGAACTGCTGGATTCCTCTCCAATGCCGTCGCCGCACCTCTTAAAGAGTGGGCAGATTCTTCAAAAGCCGCTGAAATAGTAGCTATGATAAAGAATCCTAAGTGGCTGGAGGGTGTCGAGCATCAGTCTCTACTTCGATGGAACTTACAAACACTCAATGGCACCCTACCCGACCCGCGCGAAATGACTTTTGCGGAGCGTAGGGAGCTGTTGAATTCTGGTGCTGCAGATGAGCTAGTTCAAGAAAGATTACAAGAATTATTAGAAGAGATATCCATTGACTCTAGTGTCTTGGGTATGGCTTTGACTTATGAGAAATTACAGTTAAGGTGGAATCAGTTTCAGGCGGAAAACTTGGCGTTGTCACAACAAATTAAAAATGTGGCAATACCCATAGCTCTTCCTGAGGCACTTAAGGTCCGAATTATTACAAAGGGGTCACCATATCTTACGATGCGGTTAAAACCTCTGCAAAAATTCCTCCATTCTGTACTTCGTCGACACCCTGTCTTTCAGCTTATTGGTACACCAATAACCGATGAGATTATTAATAGGACTATATCTATCCTTCATACTGGGGAGAAATGGAACTCTGGGGACTACAAGGCTGCTACGAACAACTTTCGACTTTGTCTGTCGTTTTGGTGTATCGATGAGCTCTGTGATGTTCTCAAACTCCCTGAAGAATTAACGATGGCATTCCATATGGCTCTCTCCGAACATTACTTCGAAGATCCTGAGAATTACCAATCGTATATGGGGGGTCCTACTAACTTTCATGGGGAAATCCCGCCTAGTCCTGACCCAGAGGTCAGGAGAAAAGCTTTTCAAGGACTTCTCGATCGGTTCCTCCTTAAGCAGAGGAATGGTCAGCTGATGGGTTCAATAGTGTCTTTTCCTGTTTTATGTATAGTCAATGCCGCCATCTGCCGTTGGGCAATGGAAGTTGGCGTTGGGCGTCCGCTCACTTTGAGGGGCCTGAGACTACTTATAAATGGTGATGATAACTGTTTTCCTACTACGTTAGCGGGCTATAATGCGTGGCGTTATATCGCGACCTTTGCTGGTCTAACTCCCTCTGAAGGAAAGAGTTACTTCTCTGATGAATTCTTGACATTAAATAGTCAGGAGTTCCGACCAATTCCACATGACTCTCAATTAAACTTCTTATATCAAGATGTCATTTGTGACCGAGTTACTGCTGTTAAGCATGTTAACATGGGCCTTGTGGAAGGAACAAGTCGGATTCATAGAGCTAAGGGTGAGACGACAATAAACTTAGGCAATGTGGGTACATTCCATAGAACACTTTTTGATCAGTGTCCTTCAGAGTGGTGGCCCCGGGCTAATCGTATGTTTTTGTCAAAGCAATCAGTTCTTTTACATTCCTGTCCCAAATCAGTACCCTGGTACTTTCCAGAATGGATTGGGGGACTGGGATTACTCCCTTCTTCGCCTGATCAGCGATCCTTGAAGGATCGTCGAATCGCTAAAACACTCTTGATGAACTGGGCTAAAGTCAAGCCCTTAGGGTACATGCCTGAAGTTTCTTGGCATGTTCATCAAAATGTCCTCAAAGCTCTACCTTTTCTCGAAGAGAAGTGGGAGCTTAAATCTAACTATTTACTTTTGAGGAATCCTTTAGAGAGTGATGTTATCGAGCAGGCGTGGTCAGAAGCGGAGAGTAACTACCATCAGGCCTATGTCCTAACTGCCGTCGCTATGTATCTTGACGGAGTTCAGTTATTTTCACAGAGTCCGAAATCTAAGGCTAAAAGTCTAACCGATTTCAATGGGCGTCTGTGGGAGTTTGGACGTGATTTCTGTTGTGGTGGTGAAGGTCTGTCGGACTATGAACTGAGTCCTTATCGTGAGCTTTCTTCTTACGCAATCGTAATTAATAAACCGGTGTCTTTGCAAGGTCCTTTGAGGAGTAACCTTCAATCAATCTACAGTAGAGTGTGTCAAACACTACCATAGACCAATTGTAAAGACGGTGGGATGAG